TGCAATAGTATCACTAGCTTCCATATGAAATTCTAATCCTTTTGCATTTTGACTAACTGTATGCACAAATCCACCCTGCCCACCAATTAATCTTGCAGCTTGGTCAAAGTTTGTAAGTTCAAAAGTACAAAAATTGTATTCACTAGCATTATTAAAGTTATATAAATAAAATATTCCATTAGCACTTTCACCTGTTGCAGTTCCTAAATCCTCTACACCAAATTCTGTTTGATTAGTAGAACTTGCATTGGTAAAAGTTGTATCAGTTCTTAATACTTTAAATGCTCTGTCATAATTTGCTGTGCTATCAGCAGTATTATCATTTTTTAAAATTCTTGCATACAAAATTCTTGCATTAGTTGTAGATATAACATTATTAATAGTAACCATATACACATCATAAGAACTATCCCAATTAGCACCACCTAAAGTAACACTTGCTACTGCTGATGTAACTATTTCCTCATCTATTTTTATTAAGCTACCTGCCATTATTTAACTCCATATACTGATACTTCAAAACTATCTAAAGTTCCACTACCATTGTAAAAACTTAATCCTGTATGTTGTGCTGATTGTTTTAAAACACCAATAGATTTTCTACCCTCTAAATATCCTAAAGTTTCTTGTTTAAAACTTGATTGCCACATTGAAAATGTATAACTACCACTATCATAAGGATTAAATATTCTTAACAAAATGCCTACACCAACTGTTGTATTATTACCAGCAGTTAAACTTCTAAAATGGTCTTGACTTGTTAATCTTTCCTCTGCAAAACTTGCACCTGCTCTAAGTGTTAAAGTAGCTATATCATAACTTGTTGCAGTAACTTCACTACCACCACTATCTAATAATCTAAATCTTGTATCAACAGTAGAGGATAAATCATCTGTTGGAATAAATACTTCATACACATCATAATCAGCACTAAAACAATCTGTTACTGATAATGAACTAACAGAAGTTCCACTAGCAGATTTTATAAATTCTAAATTACCCATAATCTAACTTTCTGCAATTCCATATAGAGATATAGTTCCTGTCATTGAATAAGTACCTGTAAAAAATTTTATTGCATTTACAGTTTCTGCAACTGAATAAACACCACCACCAAATCTAAAATCATAATAATTTGCAGTAATAGAACTTCCATTTAAGTGTTGTGTAAAAAAAGTATATTTACTTGAATTACCTGCATTATACATATAAAGATAACCATTATGTGGAACATTTTGTAGTTGTTGAGCAAGTCTATCATAACTTGTATGTCCATTTCTTTTACTTTCTGAAGTATTACCACTAACACCATTTAACTGAACTCCATAAGAATAATTAGCAGTGCTTTCATAAGTTGAGCCATTATCATTACTTACTCTCATAGACATTGTGTCATTACCACCTGTCCATTCAATCCCATTCCAAACAAATAAATGAACATTATATGTACTTTCTTGTAAATCAGTAAATTCAACAGAAGTTGCACTTACAGTTTGAGTTTCAATTAATTCTAATTTGCCTAAATCTGCAACTCCTCCAAGAAGTCCAAATCTTGCTGCACCTAATGGCATAAGCTAACTCCTAACTAAAATCTTGTAGTGCATTAAGTAATGGAGTTCCTGCATCTACAAAAAGAAAAGTTACTAAATCAATACCTGATAGTGTTGAACTCATTGTATAACCTGCACCACCTGCTGTCTTTGCAGTTACATCTCCACCACCATTTACTGTTACTGCATTGATTGCAACTGTATAAGCTGATGAAGCATCTTGTGTAATTTGTAAAGTAAAACTTGAAACACCATTAGTTGGAACATTAGTAAAATCTATATCTGTAATATTTTCAGTTAAAGTAATTGTTCCTGTGTTGCCACTATCTAAATCTATTGATATAACTCCAGATGAGCTTGTAACTGCAACATCTGTTTCAGCATAATCAGTTAATGTAATACCTGAAACTGTTGTATCTAAGTTAAGTGTTACTGCACCAGATGTTCCACCACCAGTAAGGTTTGTACCAGCTGTAACACCAGTTATATCGCCCTCGCCAATATAACCTGCCCACGCTGAACCATTGTAAAATTGTAATTCATTGGTATCTGCTAAATAACAAAACATACCCTCTATTGGACTTGTTATTTGTGCGTCCCTTGCTGTACTATCAGCAAATATAGATATGGATTGTTCCATTAAGTAATCATTTACATCTGCTGCTGTTAAGACTTCACCAACAGCAAAAACTTTAAATCCGTTTGCCATATTTTTATTTTATCCTCTCTTTTGTAATCACAATACTATATGTCATTTAATAACCTAACTTATCTGTATCTAATACACCAAATAAGACATTATCTAATCGCATAAATGCCTGGACATCTGCATTAGATAATTTATATGAACAGCTAAATATATCTGGTGTAATGTTATAGCTAATACTGTCTATTATTTCATTTGATGTAATTTGTGATGGACTTCCACCACCTGGTGGCGATAACTCTACTTTAATTAAGTCACCAACTTCTCTTTGTAGTATTGTATTCTGATTTCCTGTAGAAGCTTCTGTTAAATCTACTACTAAGTTATCAAATCTAATTAATGCGTTACTAAATTTACCAAGTAGGAAGTTTGCAGCGTCTAATACTTCTGCGTCATTATCGTTATATAGTCCATCTCTAGTTAATGTCCTAATAAGATATTTACCTTGTGACGCAACATCTTCAGCTGATTGCGTTGTACCACTAATTCTTGTTAAGTTAATAATATTATATATTTCGTTATCATCATTAATGTAATCTACTTTTAAATATGGTATATCAGCACCATCATCACTAAATGTAGCGTCAGGTGCAGATGGGAATGTAGTATGTCTTGACCTAAATGTTAATTTACCATCTTTAGACATAAATAATAAACCATTTTCTGACTGTTCTACTGTTTGCAATATAGATAATGTATTGCCACTTATGTTAGATAATGATTGCATTGTAGATACACCAGTTTCTATATCTCTAGTGCCTGAAAACTTAACTGTACTGCTATTAAGAATATTTTTGATTAATGTACCACTATCAGTACTTGAAAAACTAGCGTCAGATAATTGTGTATTAGCTATCTTCATAAAAGCGTCATTTGCAACAAAATTAGCAAATGAGTTGTTTTTATCAGGATAGCTAAGATTTATATCTGTTACGAAACCTACAAATAAATCTTCGTATGTACTTCCACCATCAGTTGTTGCGTCAACTCTAATAGCTATCATAGGTTCTATACCAGGGTAATAAGGACTAGATGTATTTGTATTCTCGTATTTTCTATTGTTGTTTATAAGTCGTACTGTACAGTTACCAGCTTGAAAGCTATCTAAATCTCTTGAACGTCCTCTACTTATAGATATACTTTGTACATCTTCTGTAACATCTGAATATGTTACAGCACCACCTAATTGTCCTGTATTTAAGACACCACGAACTAAATCATCTAAAGTAAATTCGTTTGCTGTGAAACCTATGCGAACACGTACTGTTGGTTGTGCCATTAGATTACTTGAATTGTTCTATTTAGAGGGCCATTCGCTTGTACATATTTATTAAGTGCATTGACTACTTCATTAGGGTCTGTTACTTCTTTATTGAAGTTTACAGTCATATTTGATGCAACTGCCCCTGTTAATGCCTGTGCTGAAGATAAAGCAGACTTAGATAGATTTTGCATTGTTTCATCTGGACTTACTGCACTAGTTCCTACTACAGACTTAACTTCTGCTGCTTGTGCAAATTTTACTTCTGCAAGTCTTCCTATTTCACCAAAACCTACATCAATACCAATTTTGCTTAATAAGTTTTTAGCCTTAGAAGCAAATCCATTAATTTTATCTATAAATTTATTTAAAGCTCTAATTATACGATTAACCATATTTTCAAAGTTTTTAGGAAGATTAGTTAAGAATGGTGCAACATATTTCTGTACTATTTCAGTCATTTTTCTAAATGCTGGTGCTAAGAGTTTAAGAAGTAGTGAAACTATTGCAATGATTGGTGGTGCTAAATCTGAAAATAGTTGTCCTATAGAAGCTATAAATGGTGCAACTGTTTTAATTGCGTCAGTTAAGTGTGGCCCAACTTCTTGAACCATATCAATAATAACTGGTAACAACTGTTCTACAATTGGTAGAAGTTCTGCACCTAATGTAGCTTGTAATTCTTTTATTTTTGCTTGTGCTTGTTTAGATTTAGTTGCAAAGCTATCTTGTTCAGCATTTAAGTAACCCTGTGTAACTGCTGATTTTTTTGTAATAAGCTCTAATGTTGCTTGTGCTTTTTCTTGTTTTGTAAGTTCACTTGCAACACTTTTACCTGTATTTGCGAATGCTTGTGCTTGTACTTCAGCTTCAGAAATTGCAATACCATAAGTTTTAAGACTTTCACGTTCACCAAGTAATGCTTTAGTCATTGCTTCAAGAACAGGTTGTGTACCACCTTGAACGTTGTTAAATGCTGCTACGTCACCAGCTAAGGTTGCTAAGTTTTGTGAAAAACCAACACTAGCTTCAGCAGACATATCAATACCTTGAAGAACCATACCTGTTGTTTTAAGTAAGTCTTGAAGTTCAAATTCTGCTAATCCAGCTTTTTTACTAAAGTCTTCAATAAATCCACCAAATTGTGGTATCGCTTCACCAAATGTAGCTTCAAATGCTGCTTCAGCTTCTTTAGCTTGTGAAGCTAAATCAACCATATCTTTACCAACAGTTACAGCAGCAACACTTAATCCTGCTATTCCTGCTGCTGCTACCTTACCAATACCACTAGCAACAGTACCAAATTTCTTTAAAGCACCTTGTCCTTTATTGAGTTCTTTAACAAACTTATCAGTTTTACCAATTATTGCTATTGAAACTTTTTTTTCAAACGCCATTATTTAATTGCCTTTACTAATGCTTCATACAAACTATCGTTATATGTTTCTAATATTTTATTCTGATTTTTAGAAATAGTCTTACCTACGACATAACCACCTTTACCTAATTGATAAAATGTACTATCACCTTTATCATATTGGTTACCTATCCAAGGTTTATACTCAAATTTTGCACCAGGACGTGAATAAGGAAGTTTACCTATTTGGTTTCTTGCTATAGCTCTTGTTTTACCAGCTTTTGTAGGAACATACGCTAATCTACGACCAAACTCCATAGATAACGCAGATGGATATCTATCGTTTGTTTTTATGTTTATTTTTGCTTCAGTTCTTGTACCACTTGCAGTCATACCCATAACAGAACGTTGTGCTTTAGGAACTGGTTGTCTACGACCTCTGTTTCTAGCTTCTTTGAGTTGTTCTTTTGCAATTTCTCTATGAAACTTTGACACAGCTTTTAAAACATCTTTATTGCCATATTTATTTAATTCTTTCCTTAATTCAATAAGTTCTGAATTATCTATAGCTACATCTGTTTTCTTAAAAGTCTTTGCCATTTTACTGCTCGTGTTTTCTCTGTATTAGTTCTACTAAAGCGTCAAACATTTCCATATCAAGGTCCATAACTTCGTTTGGACTAATGCCTACTTCTAAGCTAACTAAAGCTATTAAGTCTATGAAACCCTTTATGCTTTTGGGTTGCCACCATTTAAGTCAAGGTCATCAACCTTACTTATCCAGGTGTCATAATCATCTGTTACGCCGTTACGTTTAGCACCTAACCAAGCAAGATATAATAGCCATTCATATCGTTGTTCTTCTTGCAGTACACTAACTGCGATATTGAACTTACGCTCAAAATCAACGATATCTTTTGGTTTAATCTTAACTTCGTATTTTGTGCCGTCTTCCATAACGACAACCATATTCCCCATTAGGAAGTCGCTCTCGTAATTGTACCTGAAGTAGGATAAGCCACAGACATAGTAGCTAATTCACCAACTGCATTTCCAACAGGAATGTGTTGATTAATTAGTATGTTTCCACTATAGCTTGGATTTGTTGCACTTACAGCGTCACTAGTAGGTTTAACAACAAATGATGTTACTGTACCGAATAGTGGCCATAATGTAGCGTCTACTTCAGAAGCAGCGAAATCAGACTGAAATTCAATGGATAAGCTTCCGTCTTTAAGCCCCCCAACCCTCTCATTAAAGGTTGACCCCATAGAAGTTGTCATAATTTCGTCAGCTGAAATTTCAAGAGTAACTGAACTAATATGGTCAGATAAATCTACACTATTAATTGTTACACTTGCGTCATTTAATACAAATTTTGCCAATGTAAACTCCTTTCAAGTTATATTCTATATCTTAATTTATACATTTGATTATGTGTGGTATTTAAAACAAAAACCCCTGGAGTTAGCAACAGGGGTTATTGTCTGTATACGTTAAGGGGGTATACAATATTATACTAACTTAGTCATACTTAGTATATACCTTGTATGACTAGGTTAGTATATTAAATCTATTTTTGATTTTCAAAGTCAGTTACTTGTATAACTGTAGTACCTCTACCTTGTTCTAAAAATCCTTTATACCAATCTTTGTAAAATTGAACAGGTTTATTTCTGTTTCTTTCACTCTCTTGATTTTTATCAATTTCTAAAATGATTTTTAGCTTAATTTTATCTTCTGACATTTTCACTCCTTTTTTTATCTAATGTCTATAACACCATTATATACATACTTTCACAAATTCGTGTGGATTTTAATTAATTTTTATTCTATGCCGATAGCAGCGTGAATAGAGAAACTTGGTGTAGTTCCACTTACTGTGTAGCTTAAACGCCAGTATGTATCAGATGTTGCATTTGTATCAAACTGGTAATCTGCACCTATTGCTGTTATGTCACTAAATGTTATGACATCTGTTGGACTTGTGAAACTAGCGTTATCATCAGATTGTAAAACAAAACTTATTGTTGGTGATGATGTACCACTTACAGCTGTACAATGAATAGCAGCGTAAACTTTTTCACCACTTGCAACTGCACCTAGATTTAATCCAGTAGAAGCACCTGTTGCAGTTAAATCATCATCAATATCAACTGTACCTCTAACGACTTCATCTGATGAGTTAGATTTAGTTACGCTAAATGGTGTAATCTCACCTATTGCACCAAAGATACTATAAGTAAATAATCTTGATTTCATAAAGTAAGAAGTATTACCTACACCTGCTTCTGGTGTTACAGATACAACTAATTCATTTCCAAGGCTTGTACCTAATAATGCGTCAGGTTTATTTGCACCAGCTTCATAAAAGCCGTCCATTGATAATGTACTATCTTTCAAAGATGCTAGTTTCTCTTTAAAGCCCCCACTATTGATAGTTGTTGCATCAAGCTCATCAGCATTAAGTTCTAAATTGACACTAGTGATATTGCTAGATAAGTCGTACCCACCACTAAACACTTTACCATTTTTAAATACAAATTTTGCCATTTATTCTTCCCAAGCTTCGTTTACATCAGGTGTGCTTTTATCATCAGATTTAAAAGTACCATCTTTTTTTCTAGCTCTCTTCTTTTTAATTGTAGTAGGTTCTATGTGTCCTGCTTTCATTAATGTTTTTGCTACATTTTCATCACAAACACAAATAATTGAACCAGGTTCTTCACCTTTTACTTTTTTAGTACCAATAATTTTATATTTAGCCATTAACTACTTCCTATCGTATAAACTTCTAATTCTAAGTTAGCACCAACACCATCTATACCATTTAGATTTACATCAGCAGCATAATTAGACATTCCAACTACTCTTGCATCTGTATTAGTTAGTCCTAAATCTCTATTATTAAATATAACTTGTCTTACACTAGAACTACCACTTCCTGTAATAAATGCGTCTAACTTATCTTGTGCAGTTCTTGCGTCAGCTCTTTGTACTGCAACAAGTACAGTAAATTTATATAAATCTGTTCCCCTTTGCATTGCAAGGTCAAATTCTATGTCACCAGGTAATACAATAGCCACAGGGAAGTTTATTGCATTGTCAGGAATTGTATCGTAACAACGAAGTCCATCTATTGTTCCAATAGTGGTTTTTAGGCCATCACGTATTTCAGATAATGTAGCCATTTATGCAATGCCTATAGGTGTTTTCCTAAATGGTGCAATAAGTTTTGTAACTTCTCTATTTTGTTGAACACTTACAACGCCAAAGTCACTTACACCTGCAACTCCTAATGGTGCATTACGCATAGCAAATAATTCAGAAGCTAACATTAATGTAGCTTGTTTAATTTGTTGTGGTACAGAAGCATATCCCCATTTAGCTGTTATTTCTGCTCTTGGTCTATTACTTCCAATATCTAATGGCCATTCATAGTTGCTATCACTAATAAGTTGTATTTCGTAGTATGGATTTCCTGTTATACCACCTACTACGCCATTTAATGGTAAAACTTGGTAATCTGTTGATGGGACTGTTACTTCGTATGTTCCGTCATCTGTATCGTCATATTTTACGATAAGTCCTGTAGTTGTAGAAATGTCATCAACATTTAAATTGTATGGGTGGTCTGCAAAAAATACACGTGCTGAAACGCTATCATCTTGATAAAAATAACGACCACAATAAGCATCTATCTGCCTACTTGCAGCGTTAATAGCATCATCTAATAAAGTATCATCAGCTGTGTCTGTTGTTGGAATACCAACGAACTGTTTAAGTTCGTCTTGTGTACAGTAGCCGTTTACAATGGCCATTTATACTATTCCTTTATTTCAGCTTTTTTATCTACTTTTTTTTCAGCTTTAGGTTTTTTAGAAGCTGTTTCAACTTTAACACCCATATCTTTAAGTGCTTTTTTAACATCTTCAGCTCTATCAGCTTTACCTTGTAGCTCATAACCTTTAAGTTCTTTTTTTAAAGCTTCTATTAATTTGTCATTCATATAAATCTTATTCCTTTGGTTAAGTGCGTCAGTTGCCTGACGCACTTATACCACTCTTAATTAAAAGGTTGGTGTTACCAATCCTGTTCCTGAAATTTTAGAAATTCCAAGAGGTTGTCTACCTGAAGCAAATGCAGAGTATCCATAAACAACTAATTTAGTTGTTAATGAACCAGCATTTGTTTCTTCAAATTTCATTTGGAAGATACCATCTTCAAATAAAATGTGGTCGTCAGCTTTGACAATATAGATTTGGTCTTCGTTAGTACCTGCACCAGCGTTTGTTACAACGTTAGCGTCAGTAATAACTGGAATACCTAAAAGGTTTCCTACGACGTTTCCATATTTACCAGCTTCACCTACGCCCATTGGATTTTGTGGGTTATTTCCAGCAGGTAGTACTAATGGTCTATTAGAACTATCTAGTCCAGCTGTGATGAAACCCCATCTTCTTGGGTGCATAACAATTGCTGTTGCAGGTGCAAATCTGTTTGAGTTAACTTCTTGCACAGCGTCAGCTAATTTAGGATAAAGCTCTGCAACTGTTGGTGAAGCATCAGTATAAGTAGTTTCATTAACTCCTGATACTGAAGCAATACCTAAGTGTTGCCCTGATGAACCTGAACCATTAAGCATTTGGTCGTCTAGTTCTGTATAATATGCAGCAACTAAGTCACCAAAGATAACGTTCTCTAATGAGAAACCAGGTTGTCCACCTCTTTCAAGTGCTTGTCTAGAAACATCTTGTTGTCCAGCGATTGTATTAACGTTAACTGTTAATAAGGTATCGTCCATATCAGTTTCAGATACAGCTGAATTTTCTGATGCTTGTACAGCAGCAGATGAACCAGTTGTAATTCTTGAAATTTCAACTTTGTTACCAAATGCAGGTAATGTTTCTTTTTGGATTGCGTTATAGAACGCACTTCCAGCTCTTGCTTTTTCTGCGAATTTATCAACTAGGTATTGTGGAACTACAAGTCCTGTGAAAGCACCTGTTCCAACATCTCTAGCTTCAAAGTCTTGATGTTTTCCAAGTCGTTCTTGTGCTTTAAAGTCACCTCGTCTTGCTGCATAAGCATCAGCAATAAATGAAGCTTCGCCACCATCTCTATACATATCTGGCTCGTTAACTTCTACAATGGCTTCTGTATCGCCCAAGTCTTCCTCTTCAACACCAAGTGCATTTCTGCTCTCTTTTACAGCTTGAATAACTTCAGCAGCTTCTCTAGCTTCTTCAACTTTGTCATTAAGGTCTTTGATTTCAGCAATTAAGTCAGCTGAACGCTTGAATTTAGCGTCAAATTCTTCATTTGCTTCGTCCATACCATCAAGTTCAACAGTTAAAGCATCAAATTCAGCTACTTTAGCTTCTCTAGCTTCAATGAGTTTTTTCATTGTTGTTTCCTTTGTGTTTTTGCTTTTACTTCTGCGTAAGGTGTACTTTAAATAAAATTTAAAGGACGGCGTTACGACTTTTTGCGTAGGTTTTCAAGTTCTAACTGCATTTTAAGCAATTCAACTTTTTTATTACTACGCTCTTTTTTATTAATATCCTCTTGTGGTTCGTCATCTTGACGTTCCTCTAGTTTATTAATAAAACTTTCTAAAACTTCTGCTGCTTTATCGCCACTTCTAGCTTCAATTAATTCTTTATGTAAGTTGTCAATATCAACGCCTCTAAGTTTTGCACCTGCCCAAGGATTAGCTGGATATGTTACTACAGATACATCAAATAATTTTGCTTCTGTAACACTTCTATTTTCACCTGTTGCGTCAAACTCATCTCTTATAGCAGCAAACGCAAAAGACATTTCATTTAAGTCACCACGTTTCATAGCACTTGCAATTTCTGCAACTGTTGGGTTAGCTGGGTCTAATTCAGCACGTACAAATAAACCATAATCATCTTCTTCTAGTTGTAATGTACCTGATGATGTTCTAGCTAATGGAATACCATCGTGATTAACTAAAAATCTAACGTCATCTTGTTCTTGTAATGTTTTCTTGAAAGCACCAGGTTTTATTGTTTCTGTATAAGCACCTTGTTGGTCACGAACACCATAACCTTTATTGAATACACTAGCATATCCTGTAAACAGTAATGTATCTTTATCATCATCATTACGTTGCTCTACTGCTGAGAATGTAAAACTTCTATTTTCAGTTTGTCTTTCCATTTCTTTAAGAATAGTTGACCTTTTTTGCATATTTAATGTTTGTGATATAGAAATAGCATTATCAAAATTATCCATTAATCTAAACTCCTTTTTCTTTTTTTTATTACTTCTAGGTTCTAATTCACCCTCACTAATCAATTGAGATACTTTGCGTTCTGCCCAATCACCTGCTTGTGTTGGATTAGACCAAGGATTTGAACCCCATAATAAGAATGCCACATCTGACGCTCTCCAAGTCATAGGGTCATTAGGGTTAGTTTTTTCTCTATCTAAATCTGATAAATGTCTTTTATGCCAGGCACTAATTCTAACTATTTTATCTATACTTAATTCTTCACCATTAGCCATTTGTCTAGCTTCTCTTTTAGTTTTATCAGTAAGTCCATCACCAGCTCTATTTAAATTATCTAAACCACGTTGTGCATTTTCTTGCATAAATTTTGGTGGTGTTCTATCTACAGCTCTATTTTCAGTAATGATATCTTCTGATTTTTCTTCTTTTTGTTTAGCTTCGTTAATTAAAATAGCTTGAAGTTGTTTTTCAGCTTCTTCGTGTGTTTCGTGACAACCCATAATACGATTATCATCAAGTTTTACTACTGCGTGTCCTTTACAATCAGGATTTTTCATTTGAATTTCGTATGGCATTAATCAGGCCTTAATACAACAATATTCCCACTAGTACTATCTGAAAGTGCATATAATTCATTATCTTGTGGTATACGTAATTCCATTGTTGCGTGTGTTTCCAAATGCAATCCACTTGAAGCTGTTACAGTACTACTTCCTAAATACATTTTATTTCCGTGATTATTGTGTAAATAAATATGTTGTTCAAAATTTTGTTTATCTAATATTTTAACTGGTGTAGTTGTACCTATTGTAAAACTTGCACTAATCATTTGATAACTCATTTGTTGGGTCGTGTTGGTCTATACCTGTAGGTGGAATTGCTGGGTCTATAGGACTACCACCAATAATTCCTTGGTAGAATTTATCGCCACCCTCATAAGGTTCTAAATCCATCTTTGTTCTTGCTTCATTTGGTGTCATAATTCCAGCAGATATAGCAGCTTGAAAACTTCTTACTCTACTTAATTGGTCACCTCTAGCAAACTCGTCTGTATCTAATTTAACAAATTGTTTACCTGGTAAAAGTGTTGTTAATCCATCTTCTATTCTTCTAATCCAAGGTAACAATGTATATCTAATAAAAGCTAATCCATTACTTTCAATATTTGAATATACATTTGAACTATCTTTTGTAAGAAGTAGATGTGCAGGTATTCTAAATACTCTAGCAATCTCATTTACAATTTGTTCTCTTGCGTCAATTAATTCTTTACCTGCTGCTTCTTGAATACTCTTCCAACGTAATCCACCTGTTAACACAGCAGGTTTTCTATTTCTATTATGTGTTCCTAACCAACTATCTCTTAAAATTTTTGCTTGTTCTTCTGTTAATTCTCTATCAGTTTCTAATACTGAAGATGGTGTAGCACCTTGACCATACCATTGTGCAATGTGTCTTTCCATAGCCAAGGCCAGTCCGTAGGTATTACTGTTCGTGCGAAGTGGACTGACCCCGACCAATTGCCCTGGGTACTGAAACCAAGTTAAATGAAGCATATTGTTTTGTGTAATTCTTTTTTCAGTTTGTTTCATTTTATTCTGAATAAGAAAAACTTTTTTACCATTCTGCTTCTCTACTTTAACTTTTTCAGGGTGTATTGGTGTCAACGCAACAGCTCTACCTTGTCTGTCTTTATCAACAAATACAAATGCGTTTCCGTGCATTGCAAGTGAAGTAATTATTTCGTGTATAACTTGAAATATTGTTTCATTTTGATTTGGTGTTTCTAAGAACTTTGGTTTAGGTGTATAGATTGTTTTTTGTCCGTCTATTCTAAGTGTTTTGATTGGAAGTAAAGCAATGCTATCAGCTAATAACGATACTGCACTAAATACTGTTGATATACCAAGTGCAGATATTTCATTTACTTTTTCACCTGTGTAGTTATGTAAACCACCCTCACGCAATGCTAGTAAATCACTAAGATTACCATTTTTTGCACTACGCTGTTCTCTTTTAAAAATACTCATCTATTTATATAAATATAACTTCCTGCAATTAAGAATATACCAGCAACGATTAATGTTACTGCTAACTTAAATAGCATATATACTCCTACAAGTATAAGTGCTAAACCTACTAGTTCAGCTATTGTTGTTATTAAGTCTTTCATAAGTTTATTATAGCTACGTTAGGGTTTTCATCTGGTATTTCTGGTGCAGTAATTCTATCTAGTAACAATACCATTGCTATAGCACCATCAATTTTTCTTTTACTTCTACCTTTAGATAATCGCCAACCATTGTCTGTTGTCTTTTGTGCAGCAGATAATACTTGGTCTGTAAATGTTGGGTCGCCATCGTGTCTAACACTATTGTTTGCAATTAACTCGTAGCTTTGACCACAAGCAGGTATCATTCTGGCGTGTGTCTGTGGGAAGTTAACCATTGGAATACCTCTATCCATTAAGACTTGTGCTGAACGTTCAAAGAATGCAGGGTCATACGCAACTTCTTTAATTTTATATTTTGTTGCTAGTTCAATAATAAAAGCTTCTATTTCTTGTATGTCTAAAAAGTTATTGCCATCAGGTATCCATATTTTTGATTTAAGTCGTATGATGTCATCTTTATCTTTTTGACCATATACAACTGCACACGTATCGTGACGAAGTGCCATATCAATTCCTACAAAGGTATCTGCACCAACAATAAGTTCTAAATCTTCGTCCATACAATTTGACCATTGTTCAGGACTTATCCAACTTTCCTCATCAATTCTTGTCCATTGATTTAAGTGATAACGTTGAAATTCATTTAGTGGTAATGATTTATGCCTACGTCTTAGGTTTTCTATTGGCCACCAATCATTCGTAATTGCAGGATTTACTTTTTCCCATACTTTTTCATCTGTAGGGTCATCTTCTTCTTTTGCACCAATCCACTTAAAATAAAATTCAGGGTCTTGTTGTTTACCAGCTTCTTTCAATAGCCCACGTTGATACATACGACCTGCCATACTATCTAAGTCGTGTCCTGCTGTTGTAATGTTTACAATAAGTCCATCTTTACGTTTAGCTGTGTTATTAGATAAAACGTAATGTACACGTTCTAAGTTTATATTATTCCACTCGTGTATCTCATCAGCAATAAAGCAACTATTTCTACCACCATCAGCTGTACCTGCTTTTGCTGCAACTCTAAAAGCTCTACCAGGTGCATTTTTAACCTGTATTTCATTTTCAAATGTTTCTACCATTCCACGAAGTACTGGACTTTCCTCGCACATTGTTTTCATAGTTCCAAATACTAAGTTTGCTTGTTCATAACTAGCAGCTGCTACAGCAACAAGTGGTGATACAACACCTGAACCGATTAGCTCGTATAATCCAATAGCAGCAATTAAGGCAGATTTGCCGTTTCCTTTTGGTAGTCCAATTAAAGCTTCTCTATATTTTCTTTCACCATTATCGTTATATTCATATAATTCATAAATCAGTGCTTTTTGCCAATCATCTAATAAAAATGGTTCACCATAGAAATCACCCTCGCCGTGAACTACAGTTTTTTGAATAAACTTAACAACTCTATCGCCTTTTGTTTCAGGTAGTGTAATCATTCTTCTTCTTCAAACTCCGTATCTATCCAAGATATGTGTACTCTTTTTCCGTCTTTTAAATATACCCAATCGTCTTTACGCATTATTCAGTTGGGTCATACATTGTATAAAACAATGTTATTTCTTCTAATGGTTCTATATCTTTTTTTGTAATTAAATATTTAAATCGCTGTACTTCTTTTAACTCGCAGTTAGGTGTTTTACTATGGTTAATAAATCCACCAAGTGGTGTTCTGTAAATCTTTTTTGTTACAGCGTCAGTTAGATGTGTTATTCCGACCAATGTATTTTTACGAATATGCTTTATAGCGAATAATCCAAGTCCATCAATCTTGCTTGGTTTGATTGTTAAATAATTTGGTAATGGTCTATATTTTGTCATTTTTAATTAACCACCAAGCTAACCAGTTAATGCCAATAATAATAAGTACTATAAATAGCCAATCAAAATTCATTCTTTTACACCAAACTTTACAGTATCAACCTTGTAAGGAACATATTGTAATTTTTCATTTAATATATTTAATGCACTATTTAAATCATTTGATTTAATATTCATATTTAACTTTACTTCAAAATTGTAATTTTCCATCACTCCTCTTCTTCACATTCATCACAGATGAACCTACTATCATCTTCATCATAGAAAAACTTATAACAACGCCAACAATCTAGTATCCAGGTTACTTTTTTATCTGACATTTGTTACACCTATCTCTACCATTAGAATACCAGTAATCATTACAAATTGTGCAAGGTTCTAAAATATCTTTATTTTTATTATCAATCATTCTTCTTCAAGCATAAGAAGTCTTGGGTCTTGTAATTGTTTTTCTTCGTCTGCTTGAAGTAATTGCTGTAATTGATGAAAGCCCATTTGATTTTCACCATAAGCAATTCCAAGTCTTTGACGACTAAGTGGTGTTAATCCTAATTCCTGTTCTAGTTTTAAAATCTTCTCTTCAAGCTTCATTGTCAAAGTAATTAATGGATTAATTGTTGCCTGGCCTTTTGAACCAGTACTTAATAATCCTGCATTACCTTGTCGTGCAATAGTTTTATTTGCACGCTCTACTTCGTCATAAAATTGAAATAAACGATATAAAGCTGGTAAATCAACCATTTGAGTTGCAGATGATATTTCAGATGACCAATATTCGTCCCAATACCTTTTTGTAGATGTAGTCCATTTAGAATTTGGTAATGGTTTTTCAATACCACCTTTACCATCTATTACAGTAAGTGAATTATCTCTATGGCCAACTAGTTTGTCTTTTTGCTTAGGTAAGCGTCCTCGTTTTCCCATATACCTATCTTAATATATGCCTATATCAAAATCTTACATAAAACACTAATCTTTTGTTTTTGTTTAACAAGGTTTAACAAAAGAACTATATGCGAAAAAAAATTTTTTTTAAAAAAAAGCATAAATTTGGGCAGAAAAAAAGTGTGC